GTCTTCTGCTGGTTGATATGGGAATTTCTCGGGAGATATATTCACCTGCACCAATTGCCGATGTTGTAACGGCCCCGTATCCATCCGCCAATTCTACCACTTGGGTATTCGTAACTGGAGTCCCTTGAATGAAATCTTCATATCGTTCATCCGTTGCCTGCACCGCTATCTTCCGGGGAATCTGATAGTGCAGGCGGATCTGTTGGTCTCCGTGCGGGATCTCCACCGGATCCCCGGACAAATATCCGCTCCGATCTGTTCCGTTCTCCCGGGCCTTCATGTACTCGAAATCGAGGATCAGTTTCCCGTCGATCTTCCTGGAATAATGAGCAACGGTATCCCCAGCGATGATCCTCGGTTTATCCACTCCCGATAATTCCAGGACGAGAGGCAGATCGATCCCTTCGTTGTAATAAGGGATGACGATGGATGATCCCGTCAGATCATGTTCCGCCTTTATCGGGACGATCGGCATAGAGAAATTGATATCGGGATTATCCGGGGTGATCTCGTCATCCCTCCAGCGACGCAGGGCGAAATTACGATAAAGATGGACGTCTAGATCTATCGTTCCATATTGTTTATATCTCCCGACAGTGGGAGATTTTATGACTTGACCGACGTAAAAGCGGTCCAATTCCTCCGGGAGGATGATCCGGAGAGGCTTCCGGGAGTTCAGTAGTTTATTGATAAACTTGTCGAGATCGTTATGAAATTCCCGTCCCCGATAGGAATAAGAGAGTCGGAATTGACGTCCCCCATGTTGGGCGCGGAAAGAGATCGGATATCCCCCGGGAATGGAGACGGTCGGGACGTCCAGGGATATCCGATCCAGTTCCACAAATCCCGTTTGTTTGAAGGAGAAATCCAGGGAATTAAACGTCGTTTCCCTTGTTTCAAACTGCGTCCCCGACATTTATCTCACTCCTCGAAAGGTGGCGTCGAGATCGAGTGTCAATTCCCTCCGGACTGTCGGCATGATCTGACGTCCGTCCAACATGACCTNGATCTCTACTGGAACGGTCGTTTGTCTTTGGCCAACTGTTGGAGCGGATGAGACAACAGATTCCGGATTCGTACTCGCGGCCACGTCCAGCACCACACGACGGACATCCGGGATGCCAGCGCGTAGCCCTTCCACGAACATCTTCATGAAGTTCGGAGCCCATTTGTCAGAGTATCGCCCTGGTCCCTCTTTGGTAGGAGACTCAAAGCCAAGGATTGATTTGACTTTATTAACCGCTGCAGTCGCCGCGTCTTTTACCCATTTGATCCCGTTTCGGATGCCATCGGCGAACATCTTCATGAGGTTTTTGCCGAAGTTAAGAGCGGTGCTCGCAAGGTCTCCAAGTAGCTGCTTTACTGTCTTGATGATGTTCCCCAAGAGGTTCTTGGCGGTTGATTTCAACGTCTCCCATGCGCCCTTCCAATCCCCTTTCAAGATCTTCAACCCCGTTTTCACAATCCCAAGGAACAAATCAACAGCAGTTTTAATGATATTAGAAATCAAATTCCAAACAGTCTTAGTGATCCCCTGAATGAGTGACCATGCCGCTTTGATCGCGTTCCATATGTTGGTTGCAATCATCTTGATATAGCGCCAAACAAATCCCCAAACGGTTTTAGCAATGGAAAGGATCTGCTGACCGTTTTCGTTCCAGAAGGATTTGATTTGATCAAGAATCGGCTTCACAGTATCTCTGATATGGTTGATTGCATTGGTGATAGTTTGCTTGATCCAATTCCATGCCGTCGATACTGCGGTTTTAATCGCGTTCCAAACCATATCCACCACATTTCGGAACCACTCAAATCGGTTATACGCCTCGTATACGGCATATCCGAGGGCGATTAAGATGGCAATAGCCGCTACAACAGCGGCGACGATGGCCAGGATCGGAGCCAATACTGCCCACTCAGCCACCGCCAACGCTCCCAATCCTGCGGTCAAAAAGCCCACGGCACCAGCGACAAGAAGCAGGATGGCCGTCAAAGCTCCCCCGATTGCGATGAATTGTTTCACAGGCCCGGGGAGTTCGTTGAACCAAGACACAACTCTGGTCAACACATCGGCAAGAGCCCGAATCGCAGGGGTCAAAGCCTCTCCAATGCTGATCATTGCACCCTCTACGGCGCTTTTGAGGACCGTCAAGGACCCGTTCAGGTTGTCCAGTTGCTGATTGGCGATTCTTTCGGCGGTGCCGCCGCTATTCTCCAACTTCGTCCGAAATTCTTCGATGGTGGATTGCCCGGCATCCATCAGCGTCAGCATCGCGCTTGCCGCTTCCGTTCCCGTGATGGTGCTGATCGTTGCCAGTTTTTGTGATTGACTCATGCCTTTGGTGGCTTCATTTAGTTCACCGATGATTTGGCTCAGCGGCTTGATTTTCCCGCTCGAATCGGTGATGGTTACACCGAGTTGTTCCAGGGCTTTTTGGGCTTCCTTCGGCGGGTCGGCCAAACGAATCAACACCGCCCGCAAAGCGGTACCAGCCTCGCTACCTTGGATACCGGCATTCCCAAGAACTCCCGTTGCTGCCGCCATCTCCTCCAAAGACTGACCGGCACTCTTGGCAATCGGGGCCACATATTTCATCGTCTCGCCGAGCATTTGTAAATTTGTGTTACTGGAGGTGAACGTCGCTGTCAAAACGTCCGCCACATTTGCGGTTTCGCTTGCTTGTTTCCCAAACCCCGACAGAATATTGGATACGATATCTGCGGCTTCACCCAATTCCAACTGGCCAGCGGCGGCTGTGGCGAGAAGGCCCGGCATGGCGTCGATGATCTCGTTGGTTTCATATCCGGCCATCGCCAGGAACTGCATTCCTTCCGCCGCTTGGGTCGCGGAAAAAGCCGTTGTTTCGCCGAGTTTCTTGGCGGTGTTTCTGAGCCTTTCCAGATCCTCACCGGTTGCTCCCGAAAGGGCGCCCACCCGGGACATGGCGGACTCAAAATCCGCAGCCGTTTTCACCGCGAATCCTAGCCCCACGGCAACGGCTCCACCCGCAGCGGTAAAGGCGGTCCCGATCTGCGTTCCTGCATCCTGAACCCGCGAACCGATGTCCCCGAAGCTCTTTTTGAATCGCGTCATTCGGTTTTCAAACTCAGTCAGGTCTACCCCGATTTTGACCGCCAAATTCGCAATCGTCTCCGCCACGGTTTCACCTCCTTCGAGAAGAAAGGGCCGCGATCATCCGGCCCTTTTCTTCTTCAACATCGCCATGAACCGCTCGAACTGGATTTCCCGCTCTTCCCGGGTCATGACCCGCTCCTTTCCGAGGAGCTTTTTGACCGTCACCTTTCTCTTGAGGTGGACGTTCATGATGTTGGCNGCGTGCCAAGCCAGCAGGTGCATCTGTTGGTCCATCCGTTCCTGATAACCTTCGGCCATCTCGTTCAGCTCGGCGGGAGTCAGCCGCCAAAACTCATCCGGTTTCAAGCCGAGCGGCCCGAACGCTAGGCGTTTTGCTTGCGCCCAGTCCCATCCGGGCCGCCCTTGGCGTTTTTTTGCCCACCTTGCGGGAATGCAAGAGTGAGAGCTTCCGACACCTTTTTCGCGATTTCATCCAGACGCTCCAGATCAATCAGGTCCCCGGCTTCCCGGAGGGTCAGATCCGGGGACTCATGCAGAAGACCCGCCCAAACCAGCGCCCGGAGCTCCTTGATGCCGACGTTTTCCGCGCTGAACTGGGTCATCGGTTTTCCCAAAACATCCTCCAGCTCGGCCAGCGCATTCATGTTGAATTTCAGACGGCGGGGGCGGTCCAATTCTATATCCACATATCCGCGATGCTTATTCGCCATCATTCACCCCACCTTATGTCTTCGTGATCTGCGTCAATGCCCCGGTCCCCCGGAACGATGCGGACAGAGGAACGATATCATCCACTGTGTTGTTGATTTCCCAGGAAGTGATGAAACCGGAACCCTCATATCCATTTTCAGATGTTTCATCCTTCGGAAAGAATCGAACCAACAATACCGTTCCATTTACCAAGGCGTCATATAATTCTCCCTGCCCTGCGTCCGCCGCTACATAAATCCCTTCCATCTCCAGCTCCCATTCCTTCATCCCGGGGACGAACTCCATCCATCCGTTGCTGTCGAAGCTAGTGGCTTCCAACTCCTCAGTGCTGATACTCAGGGTCACATCCCGAACTTCGGCAATCTTAGTTTCGGTCATTCCGTCGTCACTCGAAACATACAAAGCCCCTTTAAAACCCGGAATCGCTTGCGTTGCCATTTGTATCCCTCCTTATTGCTTCTGAACAATAATCCGATACCGGACTGGAACGTGCCGGGTCTTCCCGTCCGGGTCCCGGAGCGTTTCGCTGAACTCATAAAAACACGCCGCCGTGTCGTATCCGGCGACGCTCAAATCCTGATCCGCCAACAACCGATTCAAGTCGTCCAGAATCTCCAGCGCTTCCTTGAAGCCCTTGTATCGGCTCCAGATGTGAAGGGTTACGGTGCATTCCTCCCCGAACCGGGACATGGTTCGGAAAGGGACCGACGTGGCCTCTCCGATGGTGACAAAGGGGAAGTTGGTGTCGTCATTCACCAGGTCCTGCGGCACCTCGTCGTATACGCCCGTGATCTTGGACATCAGCGTGGTATCGCCGGTCAGCAGGCTGTATATGGCCTGCTGAATGTTGTCCAGTGCGCTGCTCATCGTCTACACCTTCCGGTAGATCGCCTTAAATCCGCTCTCGAACTTCGGCTTTTCCTCTTCATAGGCCGGGGTAAGCATCGGTTGAGCGGACATTTTGACCGTGCCAAACTCGTGGAAGTGGAACTTCCACCCGTCCGGTCGGGTGGGGCCGACGGTGGCGCTCAAACCGTTTTTCTCAATCTGGGCCTTGATGCTGTCCCGCATTTCGCCGGTCAGCACCCGGGCCCGGCGACGGGCGCTGTTTTGAATCCGCTCGGCTGTGGTTCGGATATGGTTTTTGACCCGAATCTCCGTCACCAGTGAATATTTCTCCACGTTGGCAATGGCCTTCCCGATTCCCTCCACTTTCACCTTCGTTTTGGCCCGCGCCATCACTGTTCCTCCTCACAAAGAAGCTGCAACTCCCGATGCCGCTCCTGAGGGTCTATGACCGCCTGGATGTGGAGAATGCGGTTGCCAAACAAGACACGCATCTCCGACTTCACATCGGACCGATACCGCATCCGCACCCGGTGAGAGGTGGTCGCCTGCACCTGCTGGGCCTCAAACCGCTCACGGCCTTGGAGTGGCTCCACCGACGCCCACACCGTGGCCACGTCNNNCCANNNTTCCNNATANCCNCCCATNCCGTCTGACACCCGGTCATATCGTTGGAGTTTCACCCGGTGGCGCAACCGTCCCGCTTCCATCAGACAAACCTCCATATCCGGTGCATCATCAGCAGGGAATCCACCGCCATCGGCAGCTCCCCGGCGTTATTCCCCTGCATCGTGACCGCTTCCCGGTTCTCATACCAGTGACCCACCATCAGGAGAATGGCCTGTTTGATGCCCTGCGGGACCTTGGAGGCATCGCCAAATCCTGCGACAAACTCCACAGAAACAGCATTTGGCCGGTTTTGAGTGGCAGGCCAACCGGTATCCGGGGCGGGGGTGATCCGGCCCGGCTCCGATTCGTTGTCCACCAGGAAATCCGTCCCCTCGGTCAGGGTTTGCTC